CTGGCGGTGGTTTTTAACTAAAAAATAAACAAAATGGAAAATAAAAAGAACATACTCAAAGCGATTTCAGAATTTCAACAAGAAGTTCCTGTGATACACAAGGACACACAAGGCTTTAAAAACAATTATACTTATGCCAGTTTACCTAAAATCTTTGAAGTGATAAACCCACTATTAAAAAAACACGGACTTGGGTTTACGCAGTTATTAGAAGGCAATTCTATCAGAACAATAGTATATCATTTAGAAACATTCGAAACATTGGAAAGCGTGGCAGAAATACCACAAAATGTTGAATTAGGTGGCATGAACAAATTCCAAGTGTTAGGCTCTGCAATCACTTATTTTAGAAGATATGCCTTGTCCTCAATTCTTGGGCTGGTAACCGACAAAGACACCGATGCGCAGGGCGAACAAATAACGGCTCAAAAACCACTTCCAGCCACACAACCTGCACCGCAAAACGAAAAAAAGAAAGAGCCTGAAAAATGGCTAAATGTAGGTTCACCAGAGTGGGAAGGGCTGGTAAAAACCATAGCAGATGGTTCTAATTGGACGCTTGCCCAAATCAGAAAGAAATACAAGGTATCCAAAGAAACCGAAAAAGAATTAGCAACACTAAACATTACATAATATGACACCTATATCAGTAATTGAGTTGATGCCTTCCACCAGCGACCAAGTGAAAAGTTTCGCTGAACAGGTAAAAGACCAAATCCTAAATGGAGACTACGATTTTAGAAAGTTTCTGTATCAGAAAAAGCTCATTGAAAAAACATTTGAAACCATTAGTGAAGACAAGGAATTGAAAGAATACTTTCAGAGTGAAATAGAGAAGTTTGGGAAAGAGGGAGTGGCTTTTAATGATTTAAGGTTTGAAATAGGCAGCCGAAAGACTTGGGAATATTCCAACACAGGAGATACAGAGTTATTCAGATTAGAGGAAGAAAAAAAGATGTTGGAGGCAAAGATTAAAGAAAGGCAAAGACTTCTGCAAACATCGAAAAAACCTTTTGCCGATGTGGAAACAGGCGAAATCATCTACCCAGCCTACTATTCAGAGAAAACCTTTATAAAATCAAGCCAAACAAAACAATGAAAGAAGAATTAAGAGCAGAAGCGCAGAAGATACAGGAATACCTTGAAATACACTGCTCGGATAACCCAGAGGAGATTGTAGAGAGGATTAAGAATATATCAGTCTATATGGCAAGGAGTGGCGAAATGTTAGCCCAAGCCAAAAGGCTCTACAATCAGAAGACCACATCAGAGATTGGTGAAACGATAGTAAACATAGCAAAACAGCAGTTCCTATCTGCCACAGCACAAAATGCACTGGTAAAGTCAATAGCAGATGAAGAGCAGTATTTGGTAGACTGGATAGAAAGGATTAACAAATCCTGCACTCATCAGATAGATGCTTTGCGAAGTCTGTTGAGTTACGAAAAGGAAAATTTAAGATTAAATAAAATAGGATACTAACATGGAATTACAAGGGACAATCAGAAGAATTGGGAAAACAGAAACCTTTGGAAGTGGTTTTCAAAAAAGAGAATTGGTATTGCTTACGGATGAACAGTATCCACAGCCTATCAGCATAGAGTTTTTACAGGATAAAACAATGCTTTTAGGCCAAGTAAAAGAGGGCGACAAGGTAAAGATAGGAATCAACATCAGAGGTAGAGAATGGACAAATCCAGAGGGACAGGTAAAGTATTTTAATTCCATCACAGGCTGGAGGCTGGACAAGATAGGCGCAGGAGCGAAACAGGAGGCTAAACCAGCACCAACAGAAGATAAGAACGGATTTGAAGAAGAAGGAGACTTGCCATTCTAAATTAACAAATTATGTCTATAACATCCACAAAAGCATTTGCAGAGATTCAGGTAAAACTACCTGACAGGAGAAGAGAAGTTTATAAGGCTATTGCGGAAAACCCTAACTCATCAATTTATGATATAGCCGATGTTTTAGGTTGGAATTTAAACCAAGTAAGCAATAGAATAAACGAGTTGGTAAATTCAGGACTGGTAGAGAAAACAGGTTCAGAAATACATGGAAAGTTTGAAAGGGATTTGTTTTCTGTTATCACTGATAAGGAGAAGATAATCGAAAAGCAAAGACAATTATACAAAGGATTTACTTCGGTAAAAGCCGATTTAGAAGCCGATTATAATAATTGCAAAACGGAAAACGGAAGAAAGATTTTAAAAAACAGAATAGAATACTATAAAGAAAAAATAAGGAATTTAAAATGGTTGATTTAAAAATACTTGTAGAGGGCTGGGCGCATAGAAAAGGAATACTTGAACACGGAAAACCAATGAAACAGCTTTTAAAAACGCTGGAAGAAATCACAGAATTACATGCTGCGATAGAAGATTACAATTTAAAGGAAATAGAAGATGCAATAGGCGATGTAGTGGTAACACTCATCATCTACGCCAAAATGAAGAATATCACGCTTTTCCCTAATGGCAGCGAAGAGCTTTCAGATTCCAAAGGAACAGCACAAGACCCTTATTTCCTTTTGGATAACTGCAATAAACTTATGCAGTTGGAGAAATTCATTAATGATTCAGTTGAGAAATACCACGCAGTTCAGATGATGTTGTTCTTGCTTAATCAGATTGCAAATAGGTTTGGCCTTAAAATTTGGGAGTGTTTGCATTCGGCTTACAAGGTTATAAGTCGCAGGACTGGGAAAATGATTGATGGATAGTTTGTTAAAGACTAATGGAAGCAGGACAATACGCCACCCTCAATAAAGATGTAGGCTTTAAGAAAGTCATATACAGCAAGAAAGGAACGAAGGTAAAAATCATCAGCATAAGTGGAAACGCTGTGATTTACGAAACAGAAAACGGAAAACGCTTTCCGTGTAACATTAAAGATTTAGAAGAAAAATAGAGTAAAAATGTTTGTTAATTTAAAAAATAGTAGTATGTTTGCAGTGCGTTTCATAGTAGAGAGCGGACATACCGCTTCAAATGACAGCGGATTTTTTATATCCGACTGCCAACATACAGGGTATAACACCCCCGTGTATCATTGTAATGGTGATACTGCTCTCTACGAGTGGAACGCAACGGGAAAGGTTATATCCTTTTTCTATTTTTCATTTTTCAACAAACATTTTTATTCTATAATGCGTTTCATAGATGACAATGTTTTAGCGAAGAATAATAGTATTCGTGAAAACACGCCCAACGGTGCGAAAACCGAGACTTTACAACTCATTTCCGAGTTAGACCCATATGATTCTTGTTTTGGGGTAGATTACGAAAATTTAATGCTTTTGTTTAACGACCAGATGAACGAGTTAAGCGATGACCTGCGCAAAGGCTACATTCATGATGCACAGCAAAGGCTTAACAAAATGTTTTCTTTGTTTTGGGTAATCAAGGACAAACTCCCTGTATCTATTTTTGATAAAGTAGAATCACTGAATTACAATGTAAAAAACATCCTAAAACCTATAAAAAAATAATCCAACAATGGAATTAGTATTAAATAATAATGGACAAACAATAACAACAAGTTTAATCGTTGCTGAAATTTTCGGTAAAGAACATAATAAAGTTTGTAGAGATATTGAAAACCTATCTTGTTCAGAGAGTTTTAGGGTCGCCAATTTTGGCGAGACCCCCTATATACATCCTCAAAATGGACAGACTTATAGAATGTATGAAATGACTAAAGATGGATTTTCATTTTTGGTAATGGGATATACAGGGGAAAAGGCTGGGAAATTTAAAGAAGATTTTATTACTGCTTTTAATAAAATGGAGCAAATAGTGAAGTCTCAAATTCCTCAATCATTCTCTGAAGCCTTAAAATTGGCTTATGAGCAGTCTCTAAAAATAGAGGAACAACAAAAGCAGTTAGAAGCCCAAGCCCCAAAGGTATTATTTACAGAGGCGGTAATGGGTAGCAGTTCTTCTTGTCTTATCGGCGAACTTGCGAAAATCATCACCCAGAATGGTTATGAAATAGGCGAAAAGCGATTATTTAAATACATGAGGGAGAATAGGTATTTAGGACAAAAAGGCGAACGCTACAATATACCTAACCAGCAGTATATAGAGCAAGGTTTATTTGAACTCAAAAAAGGAACAAGAAGCGGAAACAATGGTGTAATGCATACTACAATAACACCGAAAGTAACTGGTAAAGGGCAGGTATATTTTGTAAATAAATTTCTTGCAACAGCAATATAAAAAGAGGGGGGCAACTCCGCCCCCTTATAAATTAAAAGCAAAATTATAATGAACGATACAAAGAGGTCTTTTATTTTACACTTAGATACATTGGCTGTGTTAGATGAGCTGGATGATAAGCAGGCGGGCAAACTCTTCAAGGCAATCAAGGCGTATCAATTGCGGGGGTCAGTATTGAACAACCAAGATGTTGATGCAGGATTTGAGGGCTTAATGGAAGATTTTGTGACTCGTATAGCTTTTGCACCATTCAAGGCTCAATTTGACAGAGATACAGAAGAATATACAAGAGTAAAAGAAAATAACCAAGAAAAAGGTCGGTTAGGAAACCTCAAACGATGGAACAAGGAATTATATGATAAAGTGCTGTCAGGGGAATTAACACTGGAAGAAGCCGAAGAAATCGCAAGAGCGAAAAAACCATCGGGGGGCGATAAAAAAATCGGGGGTGCGAAAAAATCATCGCTTAATGGTAGTGATAGTGATAGTGATAATGATAGTGATAAAGAAGAAAAAAAATATATAAAAAAAGAAAATCAAAATTTTTCTTCTCTTTGGCAGGAATGGGAAAACTACATGCGAGAGGTTCATAATTTCAGGCACAATGATTATTCACGGCAGAAATCACAAGAAAAACTCAAAGAACTTGGGAAAAATGATTTGACAGCAATGCAAAAAATCGTGAATAATTCCATCGGAAACAATTACAAGGATTTTTACCATAAGGAAACCAAGCAGGAGGAGAAAAAGGAAATAGGAGGGCATATAGCACGAGATGGAACGAGAATAACGATGTTTTAAAACCGCAGGATTATGACAGAAATGATAATGTCGCTGGCGACAAATCACATCTACGAGATTGAAATCAACAGGAATGCAGAAAACTATTCGGTTTGTCCTGAATGTTCTAAAAACAGGCGAAAAAAGAACATCAAATGTTTCTCCTACAACGCAGAAAAAGAAGTAGGCTACTGCAACCACTGCGAAGCGAGATTTGTGAAGCATGTGTCTTTTGAAAAGAAAATCTACACCAAGCCAGAGGTAAAGTGGGAAAACTACACCAAACTTTCCGAAAAGCTGGTAAAGTGGTTTGAAAAGCGAGGAATATCGCAAAAAACACTGCTGCGAATGAAGATTGGCGAAAAGGAAGAATGGATGCCACAAATTGAGAAAAAAGCCAACTGCATCGTGTTTCCCTACTTCCGAAACGGCGAACTGGTCAATGTGAAGTACCGCGATGGGCAGAAGAATTTCAAACTGCATTCAGGGGCAGAGCTGATTTGGTTCAATTACGATGCGCTGAAAGTCTACAAGGAAATCATCATCGTAGAGGGCGAAATGGATGCACTTTCGCTAATCCAAGCAGGATTTGAAAATGTTATCAGTGTGCCGAATGGAGCATCTACTGGGCGAATGGAATACTTTGATAACAGCCTTGAAGACCTCAACCAAGTAGAAACTTTCATTTTGGCGACCGACAACGACATGAAAGGTTTGGAACTGAAAAACGACCTTACGCGCAGACTTGGAATAGAAAAATGCAAAAGCGTATCATTTAAGCAGTTTAAAGATGCAAATGAGTTGTTAGTCGCGGAGGGAGTAGAAAGTGTCCGTAAGGCCGTGGAAAGTGCCAAATTTTTAAAGTTAAGCAATGTTTATGCAGTGGAAGACTTCCAAAGTGAATTGGATGCTTACTTTGAAAACGGACTACCGCAAGGTTTGAGAATAGGCGTAGAGGGGCTTGATGAGAGGATAAGATGGCAGACAGGGAGGTTTGGAGTGGTGACAGGAACGCCAGGTAGCGGAAAGTCCGAGTTTATGGATTTTATCTACTCAAAATTGAATGCGCTGTATCATTGGGGAATTGGTTACTACACACCTGAAAGTATGCCTTTGCCATCGCACTTTGCGAGAGTTTTTTCAAAGTTCATCGGCAAGGAATACAAAAAGGGAGTGATTTCCGAAACGGAAAAGGAAATAGGCGAAGAATATTTGAATAAAAATGTTTTCTGGGTAGCACCTCACGAGGATATGACCATAGATGATATTTTGGCAAGGTTTGAATATTTAGCCAAAGCCAAAGGATGTAAGGCTTTCCTGATAGACCCTTTCAACAGGATAGAACAGGGAGCAAACCACAGCGACAATGAAAGGCTGTATATCAAAAAGGCGCTTGGGAAGATGATTGCTTTTACCAAGAAAACCGACAGCCTCTTGTTCTTGGTGGCGCACCCTACGAAACTACCAAAGGGAAACGATGGAAAGTTTAAGATGCCAACACCTTACGATATTTCAGGCTCTGCCGACTTTTGGAACATGCCTGACTATTGTATGTCCATCCGAAGAAATCAGGATGATGACGGCAAATTCCTCTCACACGGAACAGTGCTGGTAAGCAAGACCAAGATAAACAAAACGCTGGGAGATACAGGGCAATGGGATTTTTGGTATAACATCAATAACGGCAGGTATCTCACGGACTTTAACGATGGCGCAGAGAGAATTTGGGACAATTCCAACTGGATAACCAAAGAAGAACCAAAGGAATACACGATGCCAAAAATGGAAGCCACACCTGAAATCTTCCAAGATGATGATGACGGCTTTCCATTCTAAAAAACAAAAATTATGACACTGGAAGAACTCAAAAAAGACCCAATGAAACAGATAGAAAGGGTCGCTAAAAGCAAAGATATAAATGCCCTTATAAAAGCCTATGAGGAGCAGAGAAAAGAACAGAGAAAAAGATATAAAAACAAACAAAATCAAGATGAATACGGATATAGTGAAACCTAATATAGAGGAATTAACAAAGGCTAAAAAAACACTTGAAAAAGCCAAAGAATTAAACCGAAAGGTAAAGTTTGTTCCGATGGGATATTCGCCATCTTGGGAGCGAGAAAAGGAAGTAATCAAAGCCAAAAAGGAGCAGATAGACAAGTCAGTATACAAGCCGAAAGACTACAGCATCCACACGCCAAAAGGAGGCAAAATCCATGTTCCAGAGGGATACTTGAAAGTGAAAGATTTAAGAGAAAAATTCTTGGAGAGAATAGGCTCTTATGTCACAAGGCTGGATATGGAATACCGAAGCCGAGTGAACGAACTTATCTTGGGTTCTGTCAAGGCTTATGAGTGGAACGAGGAGATTTTCAAGGAAGTAACAAGTAATTATAAACGAAAAAAGAAATACAAAAAATGGTAGTAATAGTTTCAATCCTAATCTTATCAATCGCTATTGTGATTATAGCATGGAGCAGCGATGTTAAGATGCTGGAAGACCGAATAGAGGAATTAACCGAAAAATTAGAGCAATATGAAAGCAATAAATTTAAAAAATTTAACACCTAAAGAAGCAACTCATCCTGGTGAACATTTAAAAGATGAGATAGAAGCAAGAGGTATAAAACAGAATGATTTGGCTCTTGAATTAGATTTGCCTGAATCTACAATAAACGAAATCATTAAAGGGGAAAAACCAATAAATCAAGATATCGCTACAAGACTTGAAAAATTTTTAGGTGTTCCTGCTAAATTTTGGATGAATGCACAGTCTAATTATGAAATAGACTTAAAAATGATAAATATGAAAACACTAAAACTTATAGCGCTGGTGCTGTTCCTATGCAGTTGCAAAGTGAAAGACCCTTACAAACAATTCAAAAAGGAGATAAAAACAAAGCAAGAATACAACACATTAAACAACAATAGAATAGCATGAATACAGCAGGAATACACCTTACAGAATACCATAAAAAACTCTTGAAAAAAGAAGCCAAATACGAAAAGAAAGTAAGAACAAGAAGAATTGAAAGCCTTACCATTGAGGAGCATGTAAAATTAAAATCCATAATGTCGCAGTTCTACTGCACGGTAGCCCTACAGATAGAGTTGGTAGATGCGCTGGAAGAAATGAAGATGCTAAATGGATATCCCTTTGTTGAAGACTTAAGAAAGGCGGTTATATTCATGAATAACAGCATGTATGAAAGTGCTGTGAAAAACGAAGAAGATGATTTAGTAAGGCAGGTGTGGGAGAAGAAAATGGAAAACATCGTGAAAATCATGCCTCAGCTCAACGCGAAGCAGTTTGATATGCTGGAAGAGTTTATTAGAAATTTGAGATATAAGAAGTAAAAATATGAAAATAAACAATATAGAAGTAAGAGATATTATCTTGACTATTTATAAATTACAAAAAGATTTTAAAAAGGAATTGATTAACATGGGATTAGACTCGTTTTATGTAGAGTCTTTAAAGTCTCCACTTGGAAATAGTATCACTCATCATAGTACGATGTTTTTATTGGAAAATATGACCTTAACAATTAATAATAGGGAAAGCATTGTTGAATGGAAACTACCTTGTCTGTTAAATTTGCTTGGAACGAATAGCGTGTTAGAAGGTGATTCAGGCAGTATTCGTTTGGAGTATTTAAAAAATTTTGAAGCTCATAAAGAAGCAAAATCGTATATAGAAGAATTATTAGAAGAAGAAAAACAAAACTTTAGAGCTATTAAGGAAATGTACGAATCTTCTGAGAAAAAAATTAATGAATTGGTAAAAATATTAAATAAAATAAATACAAATAACTGAATATGAAAACAATAGGAAAAATAAGATGTAGTATTGATAATCTAAAAACAGAGCCAAATTTAGTAGAAGATATAAGGTCTGATTTGGCGGATATTATTGATATGTTAGAAAAACAAAGGGGTGACAAAAACACATCACCCGCAAGTGCAGAAAAACAAAGACTGATTTCTATCGCACAAACAAAGTTAGAGGAAGCGTGTATGTTCACCATAAAGGCTTTATATGCCAAATAAGTAACTTACTAAATAGTAACATTAAAGATAAATAAGATGGAAGCGAAAGAATTTAAAATTCAAGTGCCAGAAGGCTACGAAATAGATAAAGAAAAATCAACTTTTGAGAAAATAGTTTTTAAAAAAGTTGATGATTTACCTAAAAGTTGGGAAGAATTAGAATTTATAGATGGTTTTTTTGTAAGTAGTTTAAGTGATATAGCTAAAATTGGAAATAATACTACAAATGATAAAAGCAACAAAAATGTTTTCCCTACAAAAGAAGAAGCAACAGCATGTTTAGCACTTGCACAACTGTGTCAATTAAGAGACAAATACAATAATGGGTGGAAACCTGATTGGAATAGTGTTGCAGAAACAAAATGGGTTATAGAAATATTTAAGAACAATATAGCTAAAAATATTTATGGGGGTAAACATAGAATATTAGCTTTCAAAACAGAAGAGCTTAGAGATAAATTCATAGAAAACTTCAATGATTTAATTGAGATAGCTAAACCTTTATTGTAATAGGAAATTGAAATAAACACCCTTTGAAATTTGATTTTGGGAATTCTTAAAAAGCGCGACAAAACCAAAAATCAAAGTTAAAACAAAGGAAAGCGGCTTGAATTGTTTGAAAAAATGAAAGCAATAATAAATTTTGAAACGGATAGCCTTATTGTAGAGGCATTTGGATTTAGTGAGACTTTTAATCTACAAGAAGAAATGGTCAATCAAGATTGGACAGATGCTTGGTTTGTGTTAGGGTTAGAAAGAGAAGATGGAGAAGCATATTTTGAATTAGATTTTAATCTTGTATGGAACGAGGGTGAAGAGCCTATAATGAGTGTTTATCCTGTGGTTGATGGTAATAAATTTCATACTAATTGGGAGAGATGTGAATTGAAAATCGTAGGAAAGAGAAAGGAGTATGAGTATGTAGATAACGAAATATCCAAAGATATTTTAAATTACTATGACAGATTTATAACATTAAGAACACCTGAATTTGTAGAAGAGTCTATTCATCTTACAGACGATGGAATCAGAACAGTTATCAGCAGGATGACTACGAAAGGAGATAAGATTGTTTTGAAGCCATTGGAGGATGTGCTGAAAGATAGTAGAATAATGGATAAACTTACTATTGGAGAGAAAGAAAAATTAGAAATGATTATTAACAATAACCTTACAGATATAAACATTGCTAAAACATTATCTTCTAAAATAGAAGAAACTTTAAAAAACAACAACTACGATGTTTATGGATTTATAAACAAAGGTTACTCAGTAAAATAAAAAATCAAAAAAAATGGAAAAACAAATATTTAGAGTAGGAGATAGAGTTTTTGACCATAGATTTGGATGGGGTGAAGTTACTTATGTTTATTCTATCAAAAAGGTAAAAGATGCTTATAATTCTTTTAATTGTGAAGTTAAATTTGATAAATACACAGACGAAAAACCTTTTATTTACACTGACCATGGAGCATTAACAGCGTTATCCTTCACAGAATACACTCTGCAAGGATTTACCCAAGAAAAGCCTGTGAACTATGAGGAATATATAGGAAAGTGGGGAAAGTTTTTGGATAGCGACAAGGATATACTTCTAATAGGTAAGTTATTAGGTTATGATAACACTGAAAATGGAGTTTACCCGTTTGAAAACGAGTTTGGAAATTACGCAAACTTTGAACCACTAACAGAAGAACAAGTAAAAGTTTTAGGATTATGAAGAAATTTATAACAACAATTTTAATGGTGAATATCATAATTTATCTAAGTTGTTCAATATCTGAATTATCGTTTAATTTAGTTAATTGGGAGGAAGAGATTAGAAAAGCTTACGCTGTTTTCTTTTGTTTTATAAACATTTTGTCTTTAAATATATATATAACAAAAAAAGATGAAACTAAGAGATAAATTAGACAACATCCTAAAAGAATACATCAGATTATTTGAGGAGAAACACGAAGTATTTTTTGACTATGCTGTAGGAGATGATTTAATGGGGCTTTTGTGCTTCGGAGAGTATCTATTCACAACGAAAGATGTAATCTACGATATAGACAACAATTTGCCCAAAAACCTCATCTTCCAATGGCAGGATGATAGTTTTGATAGCAGCAAAAACCCTCAACATGCAGAAATAAATTTACAATCCTACGCAATGGGATTAAGATTTGAAGATTTAAATAAGTAAAATATGGATTTAAGACACATTATAAACTATAAAGAATATGTAGGAAAGTGGGGAAAATTTAATGACCATGGTGAGGAAGATTGTAGCATATGTAAATTAAAAGATGAGAATCATAACGGTCAGTTTGTAGATTATTTAGGCAATATATGGGATGAGTTCGAACCTTTGACTGATGAGCAGGTTGAACTATTGTCTAAAATAACAAGAAACACCGTACTTTCAACAAGTGACGAACATCTTCCTTATCAATCAGAAGTTTTAAAAGATTATGCTCAAGTGTTTATAAACCATTTCGGAAAGAGGTTTAATTCTGATGGACATTTCTTTGAAGCGGAAATCATATATTCAGAACAAGTAACATTTATGAAATTTAAAGTTATTCCACAGCCTTCTGAATTTAAAAATTCCATTCAATGGAGTGAAAAAGATGCTACCCATCTTCTTTCAGAATTAGGATATGAAGACTTAAGTGATAAGAGTTTATTACGGAAAGGTATAAGGGGATTTGAATCGGAATATTTTTATGTCGCAAGATTTAATCGATATAAATATTGGCAGCCTATAATGGCATATTTGGATATGTCGGATTTTATACACGAATTTTTTAAAATAATAAGAGGAGATTAAAAAGAATTTAGAAGATGATTAATAATTTTAATGATAAAGTGGCTATTATAAAAGACCAATTTGCACAAAATTTTAAAAGCATGAAAAGAAATCAAGTGGAAAACCCATCTCACTACAATAGTGGTAAAATAGAAGTAATAGACTTCATAGAAGACCAAAATTTGAATTTTAATTTGGGCAACGCTGTGAAATACATCAGCCGAGCAGGGAAGAAAGACCCTGCAAAGTTTAGGGAAGACTTGGAAAAGGCTATTTGGTATCTTAACCGAGAATTAAAAAAATCTAAATAGAAATATTTTATTAACCACACCCTGCACCAGCAGGGCTTTTTTATTCTTATTTTTATTTGTTCTAAATAAGAAAATATACTATATTTGTGAGGATGAATAAGGAAGATAATTTGTTGTTGAGTGTAGCCAGTTATTTAAGGTTACAATATCCCAATGTGCTGTTCTGCCATATCGCTAATGAAAGGAAAACAAGCATACAGCAGGGGGCGAAACTCAAAAGACTGGGCGTAAGAGCAGGAATGCCTGATATACTTATATTCCAGCCAAATAAGACTTATTCAGGTTTAGCGATAGAATTGAAAATAAAGCCGAATAAACCAACAAAAAATCAATTAGAAGTCTTAACCATGTTGAGCAACAATAATTGGAATACGGCTGTATGCTACGATTTTGAAGAGGTAAAAACTCTAATAGATAACCATTTGAATTTAAATTAAAAACAAAAACACAATGCCAGCACCAATAGGAAGTCAATTTTGGAAGTTACGCAAAAAGCACGGAAAGGATAAAAGGTTCACAGCTGAAGAGTTGTGGAATGAAGCGTGTGAGTATTTTCAGTGGTGTGATAGCCACCCTCTAATGAAAGCAGAGGCTGTAAGAGGTGGCGCTATGTCTGGACAGATTATTGAAGTGCCGATAAAAAGACCCTACACCCTGCACGGACTTTGTGTCTTTATGGGCGTTAATACAAAGTATTTCAACGACTTAAAAGACTCTTTAAGAGAAAGACCAGACATAAATTACTCCGAAGTCATTACACGGATAGAAGAGATAATTTACTGCAATAAGTTTGAGGGCGCAGTGGCTGGCTTCTTTAATGCCAATATCATAGCGAGGGATTTGGGACTTACAGACAAGAAAGACCTTACAACGGCAGGTGATAAGATAAACAATATCCCTTCTTCTATTCAGGTAGAAGTGGTAATGCCACAGGAGGAAGACTAACATAAATTCTTTTCATAGTTATTATTTATTATTGATTTGCTACCGAGCCTCGCAGAAATGTGGGGCTTTTTAATTTAAAAAAGCATGGACAAAAAGATAAAATTCAAAGCATCAAAGGTGTTTGCCGAAGTTTGGGGCGCTTTAAATGAAAAGATACCCAACGGCAAGACTTGGCAGCACAGGTATAAGCTTATCATTGAGGAGGGAAGCTCAAGGAGTTCCAAAACTTGGAGCAATTTCCAAGTGCTGTATAATTTCCTTGCGAACAACCCTATTTCCTCAGCAACAGTGCTGAGGGACACACAGAAGAGTTGCAGGGATATCGTAGAGAAAGATTGGAGGGAGTGGCTGAAAGACCCACAGGTGAGGAAGAAACAATTTGAACGAGGCGAAATAACCATTGAAGAGCTGGACGCTTACCTTGAAGAGGAGAATTTATATCAGTATCTTATAGAGAACAAGACCAATCACACTTGGACTTTCAGGAACAATGGCAACATCTTGCGATTTACAGGATTGGATGATGAAGACGACGCAATGGGTATGACTCAAACATTGTGCTGGATAAACGAGCCTTACAATTTCTCGGAAGAAGTATATCGGCAACTCGCCCAGCGTTCCAAGGTTATCATCTTTGACTGGAATCCGAAGCAAAACCACTGGATTGAAAAGGAGAAACTGAAAGAAACCACCTATGTGAGTTACTCTACATTTAAGGACAATCCGTTTATTTTGCCTGAACAACGGATGCAGATTTTATCCTACCAGCCGATAAAGTTTTGCGAGGCTGTAACTTCCAACATTCTCAACGAAGCCAGCGCTAAAACCTATGATTTAGGGGCTAATCCGCTAAATCTAACAGCAAAGCAAATCAAAGAGCTGAAAAGATGCAGATACAATGAAGATGTAGGCTCTGCTTCCGAGTATCACTGGCTTGTTTATGGTCTTGGGCAGAAGTCCGAGAAACCAAATAAGATTTACAAGAATTGGAAAGTAATCAGCCTCAATCAGTATAACGAAGTCGCAAAGCACGGCTACCGAAAGTATTATGGTTTAGATTATGGTTTTGCTAATCCTACGGCTTGCGTGGAAGTGATGTATGATGGCGACAAATCATTCTACATTAGACCACTACTCTACAAGCCGATGAACCAAATGGAGGGACCGCTTGGCGAACATCTTAAATATGCTGGTGTTCCTATTGGCAATGTTACCTTTGTCTGGGCAGATAGTGCAGATAGGGAACCAGGGAGCGAGATAAGTCTAACAAACGATTTACGAACATTATACGCAATCAATGCTGTGCCGACTTCCAAGCCTACCTATAAGGCAAGGTTTGACTTTATCAATCAAGCACGAATATACTATGTAGATGATGGCGATTTTGATAATGAATACCAGAATTACGAATATGAATATATCAACGGACAGCCTACCGAGAAACCGATAAAACGAAACGACCACTACATGAATGCCACGGAATATTGCATTTGGGGGATAAAGGAATATCTTGGGATTATGTTTTAAGTTAGGGGAAGTTTACGGGGAACTATTAGGGGAAAATTTTTTGAAAAAAGTTGCAGAAATATTTGTTTATTATACAAATGTTTAATATCTTTGTAGTGTAATAATTAAAGAATCAGACATGAAAAAAGAATTAACAGAAAAAGAATGGGAGCTAATAGAAACCATTAGAAATTTTAAAAAGATTTATCCACCATCTATTGAATTAGAACTTTATATTTATGCATTATTAGATAAGTTGATGGATAAAGACAAAAAAGAGTAACCCAGCCCCGAAAGGGGCTTTAAAAAATAAACATTATGGAAATAAAAGCAAAAAAAGAAAGCATGAAAAATCAGATGTGGGATATTATAGTAGATGTTTCTTGGGCACAAATCTCACAGAAATATTTCGGTAAATCCCGTTCATGGTTAAGTCAAAAACTTACAGGAATAGATGGAAACGGCAAAGAAACAGAATTTACGAATGAGGAAAAGGAAATACTAAAAGGAGCATTATGTGACCTTGCAAATCGTATTCGTATTTGTGCCGACAAAATATAGGCTCTGATTCTATTATTACAACAGCCCTGCACCTTGAGCCTAAGTGCAGGGCTTTTTGTTATTCAAAGGTTTGGTCAAAGGTCTTATCGAATATCTTTCTTCCCCATTTAGAATTTTTGATTTTCCCTTTTATGGTTAATTCATTGGCGCCTTTATCGTATTGCAGGGCTTCCGTTCCGAATGGATAGATGCTGTAAGTTTCGCCATTGATATAAACATCTATGTATCCTCTGCTTGGTATCTTCTCCCCTGTGTAGATATCCTCGCCTACTCTCCAGCGATTGTAAAGATTGTAAAACTCCTCAAAGGTTACATTCGTGAGCGTTACCTCTATGTTTTCCGTGCCGAACAGCACACGGCTTGACCTCCTTAACCTTTCAAGGCTGATATTTTCATTTAAAACATCTTTCTCTTTTGGTAGGTATGGGATTTTATCTGTATCAGGCTCTACTTCTATTTTGCCGTTGTTCTTGTAGTTGGTCACGATGATATTCTCGCCGTTAGGTTTCTTGGACAATCCACCACCAAAGAGAGGAAACCACCTTTTCATTTGGTATTTTGGATTGTGGTAAAGATTTACGGCTGTTCGTTTGTTTTTCACGCCCTCGGCTGAAATAAAGCCATCTGTTGCCGTGGCGTTTCTGTTCTTAACCACATCAGTCAGGGTATGCTCTATCTTGGTAAGGATAGTCCCCTGTTCTATTCCTACTCGTTTGTCAAGTGTCAGCGTGTGGGACTTGATAGCAAGGATAGTATATTCTCCAACATTCAGCCCCTCCACGATTTTGATTTTCTCCCCTACTCTGAAAGGCAGGGTATCCCAAGGCGATTTTGAGGCTGTAAGGGTCAGCACTCCCCCAGCATCCGAGTGGACAACATCAGGGAAAGAACCTGAATCTACATAACTTCCTGTAACAGTGTCTATCAATACCAAATCATCATCATTGTCGTTGGTGTTGTCGTTGGTATCATCCAATAAATCTTGGATTTTATACTCATCGATGATAAAGCCAGTAGTCTTGTCAAGTTTCTTCTTTACGGACTTTATCGGTGTAGAACATTCCATTTTCGTATTGAAGTTGAAAATATCCCCTTTCTTCTTGGTAGAATATTTCTTCGTGCCGAATATCAGATTGTTGTAACTTATATCCTTGTCGTTTTCTATGGTCAAATTCTCTTGGACAAAATCTTTACTTGTAAGGTCGTAAGCCTGAACATCTTTGAAGAAATAGTCTATATCCTCTACTATCAGTTTATTCTCTATAACATCAAATCCAAGAGCTAATAGTGGCGATGCTCCCTCATAGAATAGCGACTTGAACGAGGTGTTTATCTTCTCCTCGCCTAAAAAGATATTCGCCACGCCACGCAGGAAAGCCCCTGTTGCTACATATTGATTAGCATATTTTCCTCCATCTGAAAGAATGTTTGAAACCAATCTTATTTGTCCATCAGAATAATTTTCTGCTACTTTGTCTATCGCATCAAAAAGGCTTACCACCTTGGACTTTCTGCCGAGTTTGTCAATGCTGGAGGATATGGTAATGGCGCTGTCTGTTCTTCCGAAGTAGAATTGACTCCATTCTATACCATTTGGAAAATGCAGATATACCCACACTTTACTCCCTGCTGGAATATCGCCAAGGTTAAATTGTTTGTTATTGAATTGTATCTGCCCAAAGTCTGTTCCTTCCAAAGGCTCGGATGATGCTATGTGTAGCGTATGTCTTTGGTTTATTCCTCCACCTCCGTACTCTATTTCTGCTACCAAATGAAAAGTTAAAGGAACTGCCTTTTTTACTCTTAATTCTGCAAGGTTATGAGGGTCAAAAATGTCGTAATCCCACACCTGCCTTGCTTTAATTCGAATGTTTGAAATAGATAAAGTTACATTTGCGAGATTTGAATTAGTAGTAAGTAATGGCACTCCATATTCGCCATAAACGACATTATACATAGAGTTAAGATGTCTATACTTTGGGTTGGTGTTCATTACAAATTCAAAATACCCTCCATATACATTGTAAAATTGCCCAATTTGTCTTCTGTCTGCAACAGGATAAAATATAGGAAATGGTCTTTTAGGCATATGATATTTAACCAATCTTTGAACAGAATGATAACGCTTCATCCAATCTTTAAATTGAAACCAATCCTCATCTTTTTCGTACTCCTTCATCCACCAAGAGGTTTCTATCTTTTCCTCCTCTGCTTTTAAGATGATTTCACGGCTACCTATCGGCTGTATTGGGTTTTCATCCAAATTCTTTGTCGCAAAGAGGTTTATCGTGGTATCCTCACGAGTGTAGAATTTATTTTGCGCTTCTCTCTTCTTGATTTCGCACTCTATCACTCGTTGGCTGCTTTCGTAGTTAAGCTGGTATTTGTTTAGGTTTATTTCAAAGCCGTTGCCTAAAATATCCTTTCCCACGCCATTATGGACAACATACCATTTGAATATAATCTGCCCATCGCCTCCCTGCTCATCATATACGCCTTTGATGATGTTAAAGGCTTCCTTATCGTTGTATTCCAGTATCTTTATCTTGGAAGTTTCGCCAAGGATGAAGTTATCAATGTTGTAGTATTCCTCGTTTACATCAATGCTGATATCCAAGGCATCAAAGCCATCAGGCTCTTGTATCTCGTGTATTCCTGCAAATTTCCCTGATAATACTTCTAATCGGAAAACCTGCCCAATTCCGCTTTGGTATTGTATATTCTTAATCCCTTTCATTTCCCTTTATTTTAATGATGTTTTTGTTTTTCTTTACCCTACTTACTGCCACTGGTATTTGTCCGCCTTTTTGGGTGTATATGTAGCCGTTTAATTCAAATACGCTGGTCTTATCATACTTCCTCATTACTCGGTCTTGCTGTTCGCCTATTTTAGTCGCTAACTTGTCGTAGTCTATTGCTGGTGTGTTGATATTCATCGGCACTTGGATATTCTTAACAATACCATTGGATAGTAGAACCTCATCCAGCGCAGGTGTCTTGATATTCTCTAATATCTTGCGAGTTTCCGATGCTGTATAAATTCGGTCTCCCTGCTCCAAGAATTTCAGCCTTGCACCTTTGTCACTTCCCAAATCCTTAATGTTTCCGTGCTTGTCGGTATGGATTTCTGCGCCTCGTTCATCTGTCCACGCCCAGCCTTGTGGTGCGTTTTTCGTTCCGACAAAATATTGAGGCACTGGGTTTTTACTCATAATCAGCCCTGCTTGTAGCGCACCAAATGCAAGTGCAATTCCAGCAGGAACGAGACCAGCAGGAACACCTAATTGAGCGATAGACTGTGTTGCTCCTAATGCTCCGTTCATCAGTGCCTGTTGTGCCTGTGCCCTTTGTTCAGCTCTTGCCTTTTGTGATTGTATCAGTTTCTCTTTCTGCATCTGCTGTTCCTTGATTACCATTGCCTCATCTTCCAAGGCGTTACGCTCGGCGATTTGTTCCTCGGTAAGTTCAGACAAGCCATTAAGCGCATCAAGTCTTTTGTCAATAAAGCCAAGTTCCGTGTCTGTTATCATCTTCGAGCGTTCCAATTCCTCATCAAGTTCAGCAATCGTTCGCTCCTTACCTGATGATATTGCTTTCCCTGCAAAGTCACTGATTAGTGCAGTAGCCATGTTCATATAGTCAGCGAAAGACATAGAGAAGTCCTTACCTTGCTGTAATATCTTGCTGTATAGGTCAGAAAACTGCTTACTTACGGCATCTAATCCTAAATCCGCTAAATTCTGCTCTACCAAGTTTTTGAGTGGTTCCAATCCCTCCACGATACGCAAGAACATCTTGTTGGCTTTGTTCTTCTCGTTTTCCATTATAGAAGTGTCCAGCTGTGTTATCTGCAAGTCAGTCTGTGCGAGTTGGACTTTTTCATCTTCGTTAAGGTCTTTGCCTTGCTCTTGTAGAAGCGCCCTTTTTGCTTCCAACTGCTCTTTGAGTAGTTGTAGTTTCTCTTTCTCTCTCTTATTGACTGCTATGGTGGTGTCGTATTCTAATAACTCCAAGAAATACTGCTTATCCTTGTAGGATATATTCTTGTCGTTCATTATCATCTGCTTCTTATATTCGGCAGTTTCTTGACCAAGAAGTTTGATATACTCTATTTCCTTTTGGTTCTTCTCCAATAGTGCTTGGTTGAGTTTCCTCATCTTATCCTGCTGACTTTCGTTTTCATCGAATAGGTCTTTGGATTTCTGCACCTCTATCTCTCTCTGCTCCTGCTTGTATTTTTTGGCAAGGTCAAGCAGTTTGGTGTAGTATGTATCCTTTTCTTTGATTACAAGACCATCTATCTCTATTTCCTTTACGAGTAGGTCATAACCTGTAAGTTCATTTTGAGCCTCTACTCGCTGTCTTCGGAATTTCTCCAATAGTTTGTTATGCTCAAAATCCAAGTCTTTACGAGCCTTATCAAAAGCCTCTTTGTCTAACTGCTCCTGTGTTTTATCTTTCTTTACCCTGCCTTTTGGTGTCTTTTTCTTTTTCTTCGCTTTTTCCTTTTCTACCTTTGGTGGGGCTACTACTTTCACACTGCTTCTTGGAACAAGTTTGCCATCCTTATAGATGTATTCGCTGGCTCTCTTGTTTGTAGACATTCCTAATGCATTTGCATCTCTCCAGATATTGTTATGAACAAAATATCTCTGCCCTTTCTTCCTTGCTTCAAGAAGTTCGTTTTCTAATTTCTTTTGGTTTTTAAGGTTTTGTAGTGTTTTCTCATCTCCTGAGAGGATTGCAGTATTTTCTTTGTGCAGACTTGATAGTTTCTCTTTCGTGCTGTCAATGATAGAACCAAAATCTCCCAGCATCTTGATAGCATCCTCCGTTCCGAATATGGCATCTTTGATAGACTTCACGAAATATTCTATACCCTTGATAACAAGTTTAATAACAGTGCTAATCGCGACAAGGTTGGTTTTTACTTGGTTAGTTACCAAATTAACCAAATCCCAGCCCTTGCCGTTGTCAAATAGTCCTCCTGTAAGGGCGTTAATCACATCGCCCACTGCCTCAAATGCTTCTTTCAGTTCGCCCATTATACTCACGCCATCTGCTCCTCCTGTAATGGCTAAATCGAGAAACTCCTCTAATAGACCTCTGGCAATTTCAAGAACATCAGCAATAGCACCGATAAAGTCTTTATTGGAGGCGAGAGTACTTAAAAACTCTGTCCATTGGTTTTTGAGTCTGTTCTGTGCGCCAGCAAGGGTTTCTATTCTTTCGGCGGTATCTAATCCATACATATTTTTCAGCTCTTCGGCTACCTTTGGCAACACTTCAGCAGCAACCACCTGACCTTTTTTCAGCATATCATCTAATTCAGATTCAGTCACTCCCATAGAACGAGCAAAAATTTTCATCGCCCCAGGCAACCTTTCCCCTAATTGTCCTCTTAATTCCTCGGCTTGGATATTCCCTTTGGATACCATTTGTTCCAAGGCTGTGTATATACCCTGTATCTGTTCGGCAGGAAGTCCCATTTTAGCACCAGCGCCAGCAAAGGCTTTGAACACATCCATAGCCTTTTCTCCCTCTAAAGTAGTGTCTTTTGCTGCTGCACTGAATTTAGTATAAGAATCCGTAAGGCTGATAAGTTCTAATCCATATTGTTCTGCTGCTTTTGATAAAAACTGCTTTTGATAGCCCACTTCTTCTTCTGTTCGGAAGACTTCTTTCATTGCATAGTTTACCGAGTTGAGTTGCTGGATAGTCTCATAAGATTGAGTAGCAATATCGCCAAGCATTCTTGCGCCATCTGCCATAATGATACCCCCAGCGATAGAACCAGCACGGCTCATCATTCCACCAAAGCCACTACCCATTCCGTTGAGTGCTGATTGATAGTTTCCGACATTACGCTGATTGTCGCCCACACTTTTGTCTATCTTTTTCAGCGCTGAGTCTAATCCTACAGCTTTGAGTTTGGCTTCTGTAAATTCTTTGGATAGTTTGGACAAGGTTTTTTCGTAATCAGAAACCCCTATCTTACCTTCTTTAAAATCATGCTCTAATAACTGCATTTGTGCTGCCAAGTCTTTCGCTTTGTTCTTGGCATCTAAAACCTCCCTTGCAAATCTCTTGTAGTAACTTTGGCTTTCGGATAAGACTTTATTCTGTTTCTCCTGCAAGGATAAGGTTTGTTTCTTCGCTCGTGCTTCGGCATTCTGCTGGTTTGCTAACTCCTTTGCTGCTCGCACCTGTTCGGTGGTTATTCTTGCATTGGTCAGTCTTATCTGCTGTGTTTTCTGCTCTATGGTCGCCATATCTTTGAGCGTTCGCATATACTCTTTGGAATAGCCGTCCAAGTCTTTTATTCCCTCGATGGTCTCTTTTGGCGTTCCTCTGTTCAGTTTGGTGTTGGTCTGGTCTACGGCAGTGTTTAGTTTAGTGAAAGACTGAATCAAGTCGTTCACTCCTGCTTCCAATTTGTCTAATTCTTCTAAAGTTTCCTTTGTCTGGATTACGGCTAATTTATCACTCATAAGGTTTTATTTTTTGTTATGTAATTCTACTTTCTTTATCGCCATTTCCTGCATCTTCCCAAATCGGTATAGGCTGGTCTTGTTTAGGTCTATCGTTCGCTCCAAAATCATCTCAATGCTCACAATAGCATCGTTGATGTTGGCTGGCTCTTTGTCCTGTGCTTCTTTCTTGTTGTTCTCAATGTTCTGCATTGCCTTATCAAGGTTGGTCTGCCACATTGCTATTCTTTCCTCTATGTATTTCTTTTGCTCTTGCAGGTTGTCACTCTTACGGATTTTGATTTGTGCAAGGGCTTCTTTCATATCCTCCCAATGTTCAGGCAGTCCCATTTCTTGCCTTAAAGCATTCTGTCTTTCTTTCATTTCCACGATTGCCAGCAGTGTGGTGAATTTGATAAAGTTAATCTTCGCAATCTCTGCACTTCCCAACATCAGCAGGTCGTTGGTCTTGGCGTTAATGGATATGCTATACTCTCGGATGATGTCGTTAAACTTACTTTTCAGCATCTCCTGTTGCTCTTTGTCTTCTTCCAATTCCTCGCCATCATATCCTTTTATCATGTAGTTATAATCTCCTGTTTCTGTTATTCTTTCATAGTTGAATAGTGGCAGTTCCTTGGAATCTTTGTATAGTTTCATACATGTTTTATTATCCTCACAAATTTACTTATTTTTATTTAGTCTAAATAAGAATAATATATTATATTTGTCAAAAGAATGTTGCTGTGGGAATTTTAACGAGAATAGACAACGGAATATCGGCTTTTAAGTCTGCGTTTATGGGCAGTAGTGTTGCGCCTATCTATGCAAGGTTGAGCAATGGCACACACTCCTATAACTACGAAACCGAGCGTATGGGCGTGTTATCGTTCTTGGGTATAGGGAAAACTTATTTTTCGCCAAAGGAAGATTATAAGGCTTACTATATTGATGGCACTTTCCTGTCCGACTGCATCAATCTATATGCAGATTTTGCTTCACAAGTGAGAATCCAAGAAGTAGATGACAAAGGCGAAGCTGTGGATAATTCCGAGTATCTGAAATTTCTCAACGAGCCGAACGAGTTTCAAAACCAGACCGATTTCATCAAAGAAATGGTGGTTAATCTGCTCACTACTGGGATGTCTATTCAATACGGCAATTTCTTTAAAAACGGCAATTTAAGGGCAAGTCCATCGCTTTACAACTTGGAGTTTAACAATATCAAGTTTCCAGAGATAAAAGACCCTTATACGCTTACAAGGGATAAAATAAAGACTTTAAAAGTGGTAGAAACTCTTGCTGATGGTGTGCAGAGAACAAGAGAACTGCACGAGTTGGCTTTTTTCTACGATACCATAGCAAGGAAGAATTACAGAGGAGATGGGGCAAAGAACATGTTTTTCAATCCTGTTTCAAGGATTTCTTCTATCCTCTACTCTATTCAGACTATCCTTAATAGTGAGGATATGATGTGCTTTCTTACTTCTAATCCTGTGAATACTATTATCAGCAGAAAGGCAACGGGGGCAGGAATTGCGCCATTGAGTGGAGACCAAAAGAACGATATAGAGAGCAAACTCAACGGAAGAGGAAGATATGGCGCAGGAATGGGTAAGGCTGGCGATGTTATCGCTACGAATGAAACACTGGAAAGATTAGACCTTACAAGGGACAATAAGAAACTGCAAACCATAGAGATGCAGGAAAATGCCAAGGAAAACATCCGAAACAGATACTTGATACCAAAAGACTTTTTCGGTGGAAGCACCTATGAAAATCAGCAGTTTGCAGAGGCTAAATTCATTTTAGGCAATGTGAAAACTATCACAGACAACTGGCTTCAAGAACTTACGAACAAATCGCCTAAATACTTCAAAGAGCGAGGAACAAGGCTGATTGGAACATACGACCACCTGCCAAGTGTAATCGCTATTAAAACCAAACTCAAAAACGAGGGCTTTAAATTCAAAGCAGAAGCGTTGGTATCGCTTTTAGGAGCGTTTGAAAAGGCGCAAGAATTAGGCGTAAGCAACGACTTTGAGCAGTTTGTCAAAGAAAGAGGTTTTGAGGATTTTATAAATAACGAATGATGAAAAAAGAAATAGAAAAAATAGAGCAAAAACTGAAAGGCTCCAAGTCCAGTCCAGCACTGGAACAAAGTCTAAAAGACAAAAAAAAGATTTTAGAGAAAAAACAAATCGTGAAGAAATGATGATAAGAGCAAAAGAGATTCCTAACAGAACATTCGAAACAAAAGAGGATATGTTTAAATTCTTAAAAGAGAATAAGAACTTCCTTATTTCACAAAAGAAAATGGCGACAAAGTTGTCAGACCCTTTTGCGTTTTCTTTTGCCATAAATGAAAAGGGCGAAACGATTAAAACGACAGAGGTGTCACCTGAAGAGATAAACACTATCAGGGTAAAGGCAGTTATCAACTCTACCAACATCTATGATTCCCACGGAGATGTTTCCATCAACGGAAGCTGGAACAGAACAGCCAAAAACTCCAAGAATATCTACCTGCTGAAAGAACACAAGATGAGCTTTGAAAATATCATCAGTGATGAAGTGGAAGTAAGAGTAGAAAAATTCAACTGGAAAGACTTGGGCTTTAATTACTTGGGAGAAACAGAGTGTTTGGTATTCTATGCTACACTAAGAAAGGACAGAAACCCTTATATGTTCGGACAATATGCCAAAGGATATGTAAAGGAACATTCGGCAGGGCTTCAATACATACAGCTGGAACTCGCTATCAATTCAGATGCTGAATGGGATAAAGAAGAAAAGGCTGTTTGGGACAAGTATTACAATGATATTGTAAACAAGGAAGATGTAGATGAATACGGCTACTTCTGGGCTGTAACAGAACAAAAGATAATAGAGGGAAGTGCTGTGGTCAAAGGCAGCAACTTCGCCACTCCAACGATATTTGTAGAACCCGTCGCTGACACTTCTACTGCAAAAGAGGACTCGGATAATTCCACTCCTAAAAGTGTGATTGAAAATTATTTAGTAACCCTTTAAAAATTTACAAATGAATTTTAAAAAGAAATCATTAACAGAAATTGCGAAGATGTCAGACGAGGAAAAAGAAAAATACTTTGCTGACAAAGAGGCTTTTGAAACAAGCCAAAGAGAAAAAGAATTGGAAACCCTAAAAACTGGGCTTGAAACTACTATCTCTGAAAAAGAGAAAGAAACACAGCAGTCTATTGACAATGTGTTGAGAATTGTGGAAGAAATCAAAGCTACACAAGGAGGTCTTACAGAAGAAGCTTTAATAGAAGTGATAAAAAGAAACCATGAGGCGATTAAAAAGGCTTATGAGTCTAAATCAGGTGTGGTGGAGATTGAGTTCAAACAAGTAGCTCCAATCACTACTGGTGCTGTAACATTGGGAACAACTCCAAACATCTTGGGAACACAAATCGCGCCTGTTTCTAATGTTAATCTTCGTGGAATGGACATTGAGAATTTCGTGTCTGTATTGCCTACTTCACAGCCTGTATACGCTTATACAGAGGTAGTTCCAAAGGATGGAAACTACGAGTTTGTGGCAGAAGGGAACAAAAAACCACAGATTGACTTCAAGGTTTCAACAGAGTTTGCGAAGCCAAAGAAAATCGCTGCTTGGATGCATCTAACAGAAGAGTCTGTTTATGACATCAAAGGATTGGAGGGCGTAGCAAAAGACTACTTGAAAAAGAAACACGACCTATTCAAAAACAAGGCTATCTTGTTCGGTGATGGTGCAGGAGAAAATCCAAAAGGTGCAACAAAATATGGTCGTGCATTCGTAGCGAACAGCATGGCGCTGAAAGTTACAAAGCCTAACTTTATGGATGTAGTGAACGCAGCAGTAACGGACATCGCTACTACTCACAACTTTGAGGATGAAACTCCATACATGGCAAACTTGGTGCTTGTAAATCCAGTGGATTTCTACTTGGAATTAGTAGCAGCAAAAGACAATGAGGGAAGACCATTGTATCCAACAGCATCACTATTCAACACAGTGGTAATCGGTGGAATGGTTATCAAGTCTGATGAGTCTATTCCACAAGGTAAAATCTTCGTGGGAGACCTTAGCAAGTACAACATCACTGACTACCTTTCTTACACTGTGAGAATTGGCTGGATAAATGATGATTTCATCAAAAACCAATTCGTAATCTTGGGAGAATCAAGATTCCACGCGTTCGTGAAAAAACTTGATGAGAAAGCGTTCATCTACGATGATATTGCTACAATCAAAACAGCAATTACAAAAGCATAGACAGATATGGAAGTAAAATTGTTAAGAGAATGGGGCGACCATAAGAAAGGAGCAGTTTTAGACATCTTGGATGAGACTGTAATACAGGCTGGTTTAGAAGCTGAACTTTTTGAGCCAACAGACAAAGAAAGTAAAGGTAAAAAACCTGCAAATGTAGAAGAAGGTAAAGACACAGAACAAGCTGAAAAATAGATACTAAATGCTGATAGACAAAACATATTTTAAAGGCGATTTGCTTATTCCTAACCTGAATGAGCCAAATCCTGATGAAAACACCGCTGCGGTGAATTTAGATGAATTGATTGACAAGGTAGAGGAAGAAGTTTTGTCTTTCAGTTTTGGTATTAAAATGTGGCTTGATTTCAAGACTAAATACGAGGAGGATTCTACCAATCTGCCACAAAATTATAAGGACTTGCTACACGGCAAGACCTACACCAGTGAGACTAACGGCAGGGAGGAAACTTTGGTTTGGAAAGGTTTAATTCAAGAAAAACAAAAGGAGTCACTACTGGCATATATAGTCTATGTAGTCTATAATATGCACAATGTAACCCAAACGACAATGTTCGGGCAAACGAAGATAGATACAAAAGTAGGCACCGCGGTAAGCATCTCTCCTAAAGTGGCGAGGATATATAACGATTTCATTTATCAGTTATACGGAGAAGTAAGGAGCGATAGAAGCGGATTGACATTGGAGGGAAACCCTTATTGGAATTTAGGAAGAGGGATAGACTACCGCGGTTTTCAGCCTACAAGTGGCTATGTTTCGCTTGTGAGGTATCTTTTGGATAATGTAGAGGACTATCCTCTGTTTGATGCTAATTATCTGAAATTCGGAGGAGAAATAACAAATGAATTTGGGCTATGATGATAAACCACAATTTACTGCTGTATAGCATGTTTGAGGATGCCTTTAAAGTGAGTTTCAAAGGCAAAGAATACACGGCTAACTATGGCGAGGCGGATTTGTTTGAACTTTGGAAATTACTTCAAAGCAAGAAACAGAAATACCCTGTCATTTGGCTGCAAACAGGATACAGCGTAGTTCATGATGTAAAGGGACAAAAAACCAAACTCAAAGGCATGAGGTTTTTCTTCATTACTCTGGGTTCGGAACATGCCTTTTACAAGGATAGGTTTAAATCTACCTTTAAGGAGGTGCTACTGCCTTTATTAGGCTCTTTCTTGGATAAGATAAGAAGGACCAGCGGAGTATCTTTTGAGGAGGATAACTATTCATTTATTTCACTGCCTTTCAATGATATTTCAGAATTAGCAAGTAGAGAGAGGGACTACGGAAACAAGAGAGGAAGCCAAACGACCACTACGCCTGACATATGGGATGCAATAGTGCTGGATATTAGTCTGAATATAGACAATGAATGTGTGAATGTTCAATCTTTTAAAATTTAAAAACTTATGTTAAAACAAAGCTTCTGCGGTTCAGCAGAGATGATAGCACGACTTGGAGGTGCATTTTGCGGAGAGAAATTGGTTACAGGGTTTGCACTTCTTGACAGAAGAGTGGAAATAGACCCTGCGACTTTCAACAAGACAGCGTTGGATAAGATTATCCAAGAGGATAAATTCATTGGTAAGATATCTTTCTTCAATGTGGAAGATAACGACCAAGAGGCAGATTACAACACATCTGTAAGAAAAGAGAGAAGCCGTTCAATCCCTGGGACAAAAGGATACAGATTTACTTTTGATAAAGGTTCTTCGTTCCAAAATGAATTGGCAAAATTGGACAACAGCGACAATTACAGCTTTGTGCCAATCTTCGAAGATGGCTCTGCGCTTTTTGCGATTAAAGCAAATGGTAAGCTGATGGGCTTTGCTTGTAAATTGTTCGTGGGAGTTAAGAAGTTAAAAACTACTTCGGAGGTATCAGGTTCTACTTTGGAAGTGGACATCTTACCTGATGCTATGATTTATTGGCAGAAATCTGAAAATGTTTTTGAAAGTGATGAGTTTTCATTCAACGAGATTAACCCAGTCATCAAATTGGCAGTTTCTACTGGTGTGCTTACAAACACGGCTACGACTACCAAAGTGAAAGTAACAGAGGCGTACTCAAATGCTAATGTTTCAGGACTTACGGATGCTGGAAAATGGAAGATTGAGGAAGATGGTGTAATTGGTAACATCACGAATGTTGCATACGACGCATCAGCACAGGAATACACTCTTACTCACTCGGCGCTTGCTACTGGTAAGAAAGTGAGATTTATCACTTCTGATAATGGATTAAGGATTATTGATCTTGATACGAACTATTATATAGGAGAAAGTGACAAAAAAACCGTAGTATAATGGAACTGAAAATTGGGGCTTATACTTTTGGAAACATGGAAAATTTCAAGAGTAAGAAAGAAGCCAAGGAATACATCATGGGGATATACCCTACTCTTAACGAGGAAGATGTAGAGAAAAGATTGAAACCTTTATTTAGAAATGAGCGAGAAACTAATCAATCCGATAACATTGCTGAAGCGCATTCAGGCAGCGAAGAGAATGTTGCCAGAGATAATGCGGACGACAATGGAAAAAAGGAAAAAGGAGCTGATAAATTTAAATAAGAAAAACCTTATGGAAGGGAAAGATAGCGAGGGCAATGATATGCCCTCCTATAAAGACCCTGAATATGCACATTTCAAAACCTCTATTAACCCAAATAATAGGGGTTTTTGGGATTTGCGAGTGACTGGACAATATCAGAGTTTTGTAGATGTTATCGTTCATCCTGCCGTTATCTTCTTCAAGAATGATTTGCAGAACGAAAAGGCAAAGTGGCTACACGAGAGGCTTGGAAAAAGGCACTTGGGGGTAACCGAGGAGCAAGGCTATCAGTTTCAGTTGGACAACAAGCCCGAAATAAGGAAAAAAATATTGGAAATTATAAACAATGGCGTGTAATTGCAGCAAACCGATAACCAAGAGCGAGTGTGCGAGGCTTCGTGAGTTTAACGAAGACGGGCGCTTGTTTATCTATCATATCTTTGATGATAAAGGTCTTGTGGTGGCTTATGTGCCAAAGGGCGAAAACCCTAACGATATAGCCCACGAGCGAGGCTTTTATAACGAAAAAGGAGAATTAGAATGGTATCTAACCTCCGAGCATCCCTGCTTATGGGAATAATAAAACACCTAATTAAAGGTGTTTTATTTTTTTATCTTCTTTTGGTGCAGTAGTAAACTCCTCCTCTGCCAAGTCCTGCTTTGTCTATTATTGTTATTTCTATGTAGTCGCTACCTCTGTATACTATCTGCGTCAAATCCACTCTGGTGCGTTTATTACTAAAAACATGTGGATAATTTTCTGTTGCTGTTTTTGTTGCTGTTTCAGTGAATGTTCCTTTTTGTGTTTTCCAAGTAAAAACATTATCCTTTCTAATTGTAATGTAATATGTTCCAACAGGGACGGCAGATTTTTGTCCTGACTCTGAAACATAATGGACATCATAAGTTCCTACGATTTGGTCATGAACATAGTTTTCGATAACTTCTACTTCTTCTGTGTCAGAATTTCTGCTACACGAAACGATTGAAAATATGCTGAAAGCGATAAATAAGGTAAAGGTAAATATTCTATTCATTTTTAATGGTTTTTTAATTCAATGCAAGATAACAAAAAGTTAGGAATAATCTCCTATGTTTCGTTGCTTTTTTATCTTATTTTTATTTAGTCTAAATAAATATAATATCGTAACTTTGAGCAAATTAAAGTAAATGCAATTATTCTGGTATCACAGCCCTGTTCGGTTCTATAAGACTCTTGATGAGTTGCAAGATATGACCAATCCACAGAATACGCAATATTTTGGGGAAAGAAATCCATATCCGTTGGAATTAGGCGTAAAACATCGCTTTGTCTTGCCTATGTACGGCAACACACTGCCTATTGGCGATTACAAGGTGTTCTTGGTTAGTGGAACAAACAGAACAGAGTTAGAGAGTTCGGTTTTTGAAAAAGAGGGTTATTTAAAGTATGTAACCTTTCAGTCTGATAAGCCCTTAACTGGTAGACTGGAAATAGTGGATATTATCACTGAAAGAACAGAATATTACTCTAATTGTGTGTGGTTTTTGGACTCTACCGATGCACAAGGGCGAAAGTTTATAAGAGTGGCGACAAAACACTCTTACAACAGAAATTTGTTTGAATTTGATGAAGAGGGAGCGTGGATTGTGACCAATCTGCCGGCATACTGCCTTGGCGATATACGAGTGGAAGCAGAGATTTCCAACAACAGAATAGGCGGTAATTCTACACTGAAAGTCAAAGATAGTTACATCGATGAAGTGGTAAGTTATGAGTTTTTGAGCGGAGGAGATGGCAACATCTTGAACTTTATTCAGGTTCACGCCACGAATAACCAGTTTTTCATCGACGGCACACAAAGAACGGCCTTGGAAAAGATAGACCGCTCAGACTTTGCAATGAGTGGGAAAATGTCCTTTACCAATGTGAAGAATGCCAGTGGGCTGAATGTTCTGCTAAATGAGTATGAAATATTTTCTAAATAAAACACGATGAGAAACGAGATAGTACAAGTAGATATTGAGAAAGTAAGGCGAGAAACAGCCACAGGGGGGAATACTTGTCAAAGGATTGCTTCTATTCTTACCCAGTTAAATGATAGCAAACTTGAAAACAACGAGGTCACAGAAAAACTGAACGAAAAAGCAGACCTTACGGATTTGAATTTAAAGGCTGATTTAACAGCAGGAAACCTTACACCAGAGAATATACAGGCTTGGAACACCAAGTTAAAAACACTCTCTGATGCACCGAGTGATAATAAGCAGTATGCTCGTAAGAATGGAGCGTGGGAGGAAGTAGTAGCCACAGGAGGTGGTGGTAATGTAACACTTCCTGATAACATCGCTACGATTGACAAAAATGGTGTGGCAGGTAACGCCTATGCAAAGGCTACGGAAACGATTACCAACACCGATGCTGATTACAAATATGTAGTGATAACTAATGATGCTGGCGGAACAAAGAAAATGCAAGTTACTGGTCTTGGCAGCAATGTAGCAAACAGCTCACTCACTTCGGTAAATGGTGCAGGGCTTACTCTTGGCGCTAATTGGTTCATCGATACGGCAGGTTTCTACTACTCTATCAAGGGGCTTACTGATAAGTCGGCTGATGATAGTTTTGACAGATTTCTTGTTCAAGATGCCGATGGCAAGGTGGAGCAATTCCTACTGAACAAGTTATTCAGCAAAGCTTACGATATAGAAGACAAAGTAAACGACAAAGCTTTCAATGGCTACATTATGTATAATCCTAAAACAAAACAGATAGGGTTTTCAGGCGGAGCGAAAGTCGTTACTACATTCAATGTTCCTGCGACCATCAATGTCAATGTAAAGAATGTTTTGGCTAATATCAATGCAGTAGCACCAGCGAATAATCAATATTCCCAAGATATAAAGAACACCATAACGAAGATAAAACAGCTGGAAGATATAGGATTTACCACTGTGCCTGCATCTGACTTGGTTGTAAGAACATTAGATAGAAGCAAGTTTCCACAAGCTCTGATAAATAGAAACTACCAACTGCCTACGCCTTTTACTTTGAGTAATGGAATGATTGCTGGAATTAGGTCTAATGCTTTCCCTGCTGAATTTAGAAACAATGCTTATATGGCATCACATGAAGGAGAGGGACTTTATTCTATTGGGATAAACAAAGAGTTACCTACGGATAGAAACTGGGTTTTTAAGTTTAGAATTTACAACAGTCCACAAGTATTTCGTAATGACAGATCTTTTGGTGCTATTCATTTCTCTGACACACTCGATGTGTCGCCAAGGTCAGATTTAGCTAATGACTTAATAATTAAAGATGCTTGGTCAAGAGAGACCATAGTCACTAACAATAGAGTTTCATCTCAGACAGTAATCAACGAAACAGATGGATTTGCTGATGTTTACTTGATAAAAGAAGGAGGGTTGATTACGCTTTTTACCATAATGAGAAACACAGGAGTAATGCATATGACCACTTTCGCAGCGCAAAACACAGATAAATATATCCATTTTGTAACGCTATTCTCAAGTTTAGGACTTGCTGACTTCGTGATTAAAGATATAAGCTATAACATTCAATAAAACAATATAATATGAACGAAAACTTGATGATACCAAAACAGGTGCAGGGGATTTTAGATGAAGTAGAAAACACACCACTTTATCTTGCAGAATTACCAATGGAAGCGCATCCGAAACTACCACAATTTAACCGATTTATCCGAGTGATAAACTTGGACGCCAAGAGCGAACACGAATTTGTAATGTTCGGATATAAGCAGGTTTTAAAGGACAAGGACACAGGCGAGGAAATCAATATCCAACTGCCTGCGCCTGAATGGGTGGTATATAAAGACACTTGGAGTTACCTGCGAGGAACGAAGAACGAACTTATCAATGTTCCAGTGAAAGATGAAGAGGGTAATCCTACGGCAGAAACACAGCCGATAAAGGTCAGCAGTTACAAGTATATGCTTTGGCTGATGAAGAATAATAGAGCCACGCTATTGCAGTTAATCCAAGGGTATTTGGCTGATTTTGTAAGGACTAAAAACGAAGAATTAGATAAGTTATGAAAAGTATAGGAAAGTTTATAGGTGGGCTGTTTCTGTTCCTTTTGGCGTGGTTGCTGTTTCTTCCTTTGTCGCTACTGAATTTCTTGGCAGTGGCGATAAAGTTCAAGGATTTAGGCTATTTTAAGAGTTCAGCGGTCAATTTAGACCGCTTCGGAAACTTTGAGTTTAGAACACTTTTCAATTTAACTTTAAAGAAAAAGGGAGGTTACGAGTTCGGAAACTTTGAGGAAACGATAAGTTCAGCGCTTGGGAAAAACCAACGAAACGGCACACTGACAAGGACAGGAAGAATTTTAGCGTGTATTTTAGATATGATAGAAAAAGAGCATTGCAGAAAGAGTATTAAAGAATTTAAATGATGATGAATATTAGAGAGTTTATATTGAACAATTTGGTGTTGCTGTATAAAGGCGGAGTTTTTGCGAAAATAAGCGCTTCGTTCAAGCTGTGTATGTTTCCAGCGGTGGCAGTTTCGGCATTTGAGTATTTTTCAGGGCTTTACACCACGGACTTATCGTTCCTCTATGGCGTGTTGTTCGTGTTAATGGTAGACCATGTTCTTGGGACTTACCTGCATTACTTTGTTGATAAGGATTTCACTTTTAAGGCTAATCTTTTAGGATTATTGAAAAAACTAACGGTTATTCTTTCAGGGTATTCTATGCTGTTAATCATGCACGATGCACTGGATGAAGTGGAATTTTTGGATGTCTATTTCAAAGTAATGGTAAAATTGATGGTATTGCTTTATCCTCTTGGGTCTGCTTTGGTTAATATGTCCAAAGTAACAAACGGAGCATTTCCTCCAAGTGGGCTTTTGAAGAAGATAAAGAATTTCGAGAAGACTGGCGATTTGGATAGTTTAAAACAAAAAACAGAAAGTGATGAAAACGATGAGAATTTCAAAGAATAGCACTCCCTTATTGGGGTTTGCTATGTTTTTGTTGCTGTTGGGATGTGGAGCGAGGAAAGTAAGGAAATACGAGGAAAAAGAAGAGCATAAGACCGAAATCAAAGAATCGGTAAAGAAAGATTCTGTTTCGGAAACGAAGACCGAGGAAACGGCTAATATCAAGACCCTTACGAAGTCTTTGGATTTTGCGATAAAACCAATCGGCAGCGAGCCTGTGCAGTTTAGATTTTTATATAATGGAAACATTGTAGAGGGCAGCGCTAACGGAGAAGTCTATTTCAAGGACAAAAAACAAGCAAAAGACTCTGTGGTAAAGATAATAGAGCAAGTAAGAGTAGAAGTAGAAAAGCAGGAGCAGAAGCAGGCAAAAGAACAGCACAAGCAGACAAAGGAAGAGAAACAATCAGAACGAGCAGAAAGTTGGATCATATATTTAATTCTGATTATCGTGGGAATGTTCCTCTGGGAGAGGCTGGAAAAGGTAATTGATAAATTTAAATGATATGGCAGATATAAGAAGTTTGAGACCATTTATTCTAAAATGGGAAGGAGGATTGTCAAGAGACCCGAAAGACACTGCAAGTAAGGTAAAATGTCCTACGCCTTATAAAGGAAAGACAGGCTACCACACGAACAAAGGCATAACTTATGCGGTATGGCGTTCGGTGTTTGGTTCTGATAAGGATATGCGGTTCTTAGAAATGAACGATGCTGACTGGGATATTGTAATAAAAAGGCTTTTTTGGGATAGGTGGAAAGCTGATGAGATTAAGAGCCAAGCGATTGCCAATACTTTGGTAGATTGGGTTTGGGGAAGTGGTGTTTATGGTATTAAGATACCTCAACGAATGCTTAATGTTACAGCCGATGGTGTGGTAGGGGTAAAGACCATAGAAGCGCTGAATAACGCACCAAAAGACTTTCTGCAAAGGCTCTATAAGGAAAGGGAGGATTTCCTGTATAGAATAGTAAAAAGCAATCCTACGCAAAAGGTCTTCCTCAAAGGCTGGATGAATAGAATGGCAGACTTAAAAAAGTGGAATGAAAAGTTTGCCAAGTAAAGAAAATATCCTATAATTGTAGCAGGTAGAATGCTATTTTTGGTTTATTTTTCATTATTGTTAGCAACATCTTTATAGGTGTTGCTTTTTTCTAAATAAGATTTTTGTAAAACTTTAACATTTTCACGAAACTCTGTATATCAAAGTGTTTTACAGAATGTTTTACAAAAATCACAATCTAAATAAGGGGTGGAATGTTGTATTTATGAAAATAAAGTGATAATTTCGCTCAAAAATCAATATTTTTTATGGAAAAGATGGCAACTTTAAGTAATGATTTGGTAAAATATTTAAAGGAAATAGAATGCCAATCCAAGACCAAACAGATTGAAGGGTATTTTCCTGTGGATGCTGTCATTGACGCTTTTACAAAAGGAGAAATAAGCGGGGCAGAAAAAGCAAGAAAAGACTTCAAAGATTTAAGAAATTCCTTTGTTAGAAAATCTACACAGATGTTCTTGTATGGAAATGATTTGTTAAAAAACATGGAAGAAAAAGGACATAATATAAGTGGATTTTACATCAATCCTTTTCATTTTAAAATTATATTTACTACTCCTATTGAAAACACTTATAATGAAGATTTTATAGATGATTTCTATGAGCAATCATATAGTTTTCAAGATAAATTCAGAGATGAGTTTAAGAGTGGAATACATTTCATGTTTATGAAGAATGTAGATATAAATGAGGGTGAGCTGGCAATAGATGGATTTGTAAAAGTTGATAATAATGAGGCATAAAACACAGGCTGAACGAAATAAAAAATTATCTAACCTTTTATACGAGGGAAAAGAGTATTTAGATTGGTCTTGTATTACTGCTTTTTATTCGGCATTACACTTTGTAAGTTGTGGTATTTTACCAAGAAAGTATAATGGGAAACAATGTGATACAGTGGAAGATGCTATGAATAGTTTGAATGCAAGAAACAAACATGAAGCAACTTCTTACATGGTTAGGTTAGTATATCCCAATATAGCAAAGGACTATGATTTTTTAAAGGATTTAAGTTATACTGCTAGATATAATAATGGAGATGTTGATATAAATATATCAAAGCTTTGTCAAAAAAAATTAAAGAAAATACAAGAGGAAGTATTTCCATAGTAATATTTTTTTTGTATATTGTACAAAACAAAGCAGGACATTTGGCAATCTTCAGATACCAAATTGTCTCTTAAACTATAATTTTTCAAGAAGTCTTGCCCTAGGAAAGTATAGACTTCTTTTTTTTCTATATTTGCAACACACAAAGATAGAGTTTTCACTCTTGAACAATTAAACAGAAGCAGTATCCGATTAAAGATACTGCTTTTCTATTCAAAAACAGCATCTATTATCTTTCTGTGAACCTCATCTTTTATGTGGTTAGGGAATTTGCCCTCATAGATAGAGTGAACATCGCCTCTTGCATGTCCTGTTAGTTCCATTAAAACATCACGATTTAACAGCAGTTCCTTGCCGATATTGATAAAGGTATATCGTGCTGATTTGGAAGAGAAATAAGAGGTTACGCCTATTTCTTCCAGTTGTTTCCTGTATCTTTTAGTGAAATTGCCTCTAACAGTGTTAATGTTTTGAGACTTGAATATATCTGTGATATAGTCGCCCTCCTGCAATTCCTTTATAAGAACTTCGGCTTCTGGGAATATAAAGTTGTTTATCACTTCGTTTGTTCCTCCCTTAAACCGAGTGAATTTTACCCTGTTTCCTACTATATGTTCTTTTTTAAGGCTTGCCAAATCTATAAAGTCTATTCCTCCAAGAAGAAACATCAGAAGAAAATACTTGTCATATTTAGTTTTATCCTGTTTGTTTTTTATCAGCTTGATTTCATCAATGGTCAGGTATTTATCCTTGGTAGGCTCTGGCTTCTCCATTATCTTATTGAATGGACTAATATAAGTGTCAGGGATATATCGCCCACGCTTAATTCCCTCGTTATAAATGGCTCTTATGTTTTTAAGGTAAGAGTTTATTCCGTTATTTGAGCAAGTTCCTTTTTTGAACAGCTTAAAGCCGTTGAGGAAATTATAGTCTATTTCCGAAAAGGTTAAAGACTTTCTATAATCCCTGAAAACATTTAAAGTTGATTGCTGGATGCTTCGTGTTCCTTTGTTTGTTATTTCTTCTATCCTTTCCTCCCAAAATCTATAAAAGTCATCATCCTTGCCGTTGAGATATTCAAAGATTTGCTGGGCGGTCATCCTTTGGCGCTGGTTGAGTAAATCATTTATCTTTTGTTTTGTTTCTAAAATGTAACTCATTATACCGATGTATAGTGGATGTGATTTTTTAGGCTCTTCTTTTTTGAAATCCCAATTTTCAAGGGTAGAGAAAAAACCTGAAAAACGATAAAGCCTGTCGGTTTTGCTAATATATATAGACAGCACAAGAGGGAAGCCTTCTTTTTTATTTTTGCTGGTGTCAAGCTTTAAATTGATTTTCATTTGAACTTTGTTTGAACTTTTTTACTATTTTTTCCTATTTTATACCTATTTATTGGCTGGTGTTTTTCTCCCTAAAATAGGCGTATTTTACCTATAATAAAAAAGTAAGATACTGAAAAACAATATCTTACTTGATTGAGCCATTATCGGGACTTGAACCCGAGACCTCTTCCTTACCAAGTAAAATAAATAGTTTGTTTATTTTATTGATTTTAAACCACTTGCAGACTATTGCAGTGTTTTTGTTTGAATAATGTTTGAAGTTTGAACTTAATCTTCTATTTCGTAAAACTCTTTGTATAGCTCTAACAATATTCCTCCATAGTTTACAGATGGATCTCCAACGCTTTGATTTATTTCATTAGCTTTTCTGCTCAATTCTTGAAAATTTTCAAGATAATAATCATCCAATGTGTTCATATAGTCTAAAAAACCTTGGATTACTTCCATTTGGAATCTACCCCAGCTGTCTTCTTCGTTAGGAATTGCCCCTGTCATCTTGATGAACGCAAACATTTTAAATTCCTCATCACTGGGCGAATTAACATCAGGAGCTTGAACTTCAGGTTTTCGTTCTTCTTTTGCTTCCTCTTTTTTCTTAAAAAAATCAAATATTCCCATTTTAAAGTCTGTTATATCTTATTGAGGCATTAACTATTGCAACCGTTTTAAGTTGTTTTATATTTATATCTTTTGGTTCGTGATGCTGATTATAAGAAACCAACTGCACAAAATCATCTCCTTTTTCTGATTTTTTCACATACTTGACAACTTTAAATTCTGTGTCAAAATCATGTCCCCAATATTCTACATAGTGCATTTCCCCAAAAACAATATCCGCTATATTTATGATTTTTAATGCAACTATATCTCCTGATTTTAGGAGAGGATACATGCTGTCCCCTGTAACGAGAATAGCACCATCTGATTTGGGCAAATTAGGAATGGATATATAATCTAATACATTTCCTCTTTCTGCTCCGTTTACTACCTCTACAAGCCCGAGAGTAGCAACGCTGTCAAATAATGGAACGCTCTGCACCTCGTGTAGTTTTTCTATTGATTTTTTATTGCGTTCTATTCTACTCACATCTGTTTCAGGAATGAAGTTTTTCAGCATTTCACCTTTTCCTTTCAGCAACCACTGATAATTAAATTCTGGATATCTATTTTCTATATCTTGGGCAACTTCTTCACTAATTTCATTTCTTCCGGACTTTATGTGCTGTATCTTCACATTATTATCATGTCCTATTTCTTTTGAAAATTTGTTGGCTGATATTTTTAGATATTCTAAAATATCCTCTAATCTTTCTTTTGAATTGTTAGTTTTTGTTATATCTTTCATATCTTTGTAAAAAATTTGGTTATGCAAAACAATTCATTATTACAAGTATCAGAAATGTTCAAGGCTTTGTTAGAAAGCGAGGAGGTAGACCGTGTTCTCATCAATAAATTTATAAAACTCGTCCTATATATGCACATCTGCGAAGTCCGTGCAAAATACAACTGTCCACTCAATGAACTTACCGTAAACCAAGAATTACAGCACGGCTGGTATTTCATCAATGCGGAGGAGTGCGAGATTCTAAGAAAGAAAGAACAGCAAGAACAAGGGAGATGATCGTAATAACGAGGGAGATATAGCTTATTTTCCTCGTTGTTTTATTAAACTTCATTTGGTCTTTCGCCAGTTCTATATTCTTTCGCATTTCATCTCTCCTTAAATCCTCTTCTTCTCGTTCCCTTGTAAAACCACCACGATTTACAAACATTGCTATTTCTGAATATCTGTTTTCGCTAATCCACAATTCTAAATCTTCGTTATTCTTTATTGCGCCTACAAACCTTTTATTGATAAAATCCAGCATGTAGAGTATATCTTCTTTATTCTTAGTTCCTATCCTCTCCATCACAATACTTGCTCTAAGGTAGCCTTTATCATGCTCTGTCATCAGCATATCTAAAAGTATATCTAAACTCTTTTCATTCATGCTAAATTTTTCCCTTTGATTTTCAATTAGTTATATATATAAACTAACATTTAATAACATTAAATTTGTGTAATGTTAGTAATTGTTATATATTTGCATCATGATATTACAAACAATAATACAAATATAAATAAAAAATGAATATACACACTAAGATTAAAGAAATTTATTACTGCATTTCTCCTGAGAGAAAAAATAGTGCGAGAAAGAGAATATCTGATAGGTTCGGCGTTAGTGTAGATTCTGTAAAGGTAAATTGGATTTACAACGGCGGAACACCAGATGATAAAGCGGAGGAAGTTCTTGCAATATTAAGAGAAGAAGTAAAAACGCAAGTAAATCAATTAAAAGATGTGGCAAAATGATGACAATAACGGTTCCCTTCCCCATTCCTGAAGGATATGTTTTAGTGCCACAAGATACATATAACAGGTTTCTGAAACAGATAGAATGGGAAAGCATAGAAATACCAAGCATCAACGATGTAAGCGAATACACAGGGATTTCTATTGAGAAGATAAAAAAGGACTTAAAAAAATACGACTGCCCACTTATGGAGTTGGAAAAAGGAGGAAAAGGCAGAGGCAACATTAAGAAATTCATTAAAAAATCAGCAGAACTCTACAAAGACTGGGTAAGAAAATAAAAAGCCCCCAGCGGCAACTGAGAGCATTAACTTAAAATTATTTCAAAATGGAAACAACTTTAAAACAATTAACGATGGCAAATTTACAAAAAACAGCAGAAAAAACAACAAGAGGTTGTGATTTATACAGATTAGCTTGGAAAATGATAGAAATCCAAGGGTTTGAAAACTACGATAACAGCGAGTTCCTTTGGTTTCAATTATTCTTCGATGGACTTGACAGACAATGGTGTGTGGAAGAAAAAGTAAGCAGAAACAAGTGTGAATGGGTTTTGACAAGAGATGGCGAAGAAATCTCACCACTTGGGAAACACTCAAAATTCATTGAGGACTTCATAGAAAGCAAAAGAGAAGAAGAATTAGAATACAGTTTTCATTAATAGATAGTTTGATTTTTCCACCGCCCAAATCTTTTTCATTGTACTCATTCATAAATTAACTATTCATAGTGGGCGGTGGTTTTTAAAAAGACAATAAGATGAAACCAATATACAAGATACACAAATTAAGACTTTGGAAAAAATGGGTAATGAATAACAGAAAGTATGATTTAGCCTACCATAGAAACCTCTACGATAATAACACCTATGAAAACGAATTACAAAGAGCTGACCAAATTCTTGCAATTCTTAAATAAAATCTACATAGAATATAAGGGCGAAGAATTTAAGCCAACAGCAGAAGAATTTAAAAAAGTAAAAGAACGATTCACAACAAGATAAAAACACAACTACAGCCCAGTTGCCCGAAAACTGGAAAACAACAGCAACACTGGGCTGTTTTTAACAAAGTAAAACAACATAACCACC